CGGCCGACGTTCTTGACGTTGGCGATGGCGAGAATATCGGTGATGGTGTTCAAGAGCTCCGGAATGCCGCACACCGGATTGGAAAGGCCGTAAGTTTGGACGATCAACTGCTGGTCTTGCTTGACCTGATTCAGCGCCAGCATGCGCGTCAAATCGCTGCCCTTGCCCAGGTTCGCATTGACCTCGACCGCCATGCTCGCATCGAAAGTGCCGGTGTCGTAAGGGACGTACTTGCCGCGGATTTTCAGCGTGCGCTGCTGGTTGGGATTTTCGCAGATCTCATTGTACAATCCGCTGAACAAGTCCTTGAAACCCGTTTCACACAGGACGCGCGCGACCAATTCGATCCGCTCTTGCGCGCCATTGATGACGGCCTCCACCCCGATCATGGTCGAGCTTTGCAGCGCCTTCGGATCGAGGCCCTTGGCGGCGTCGCTGAGACCCGTACGGCGCTGCAGAGTCTCGTTCAGCATCTGCAGCACCGGCAGCGCCTGCTGACCGAGGAACGGCGTGTTGGTGAACAAAACCGATTCGGCCGGATTGCCGCGGGTCCGGATCACAGCGCCTAGATCGTCGTTGAGCGCGTCGTCGACCGTCACCATCAGCTCATTGATGACCGTCTTCGGATTGATCGCCTCGGCCGCGCTGTCGAGAATGGCGCGGGTCATGTTGGTTTTGATGCGCTGAATGTCTTCGGTGTAATCCGCCAGGCTATCGCCGACGATGGTGTGGCTGACCGGATCGCAGCTGAACAGCGCGAACTTGATTCGGTTGGCTTCTTCATCGGCGACGATCTGTTGATCTTCGCCCATGGTGCAGAGATAGCGGAGCTCAGGCACGCCATCGCCGTCGCGATCGATCTTGATGTACCATTCGCCGTATTTGACCCCGTCGCCGATCCGAGTGCCCATGAAGCGAGCCGGGTTGCGCAATTGCGGCTCGACGGTGAAGGCGCTCTCCGAGGTCTGGATGTGCTCGAGGCAGAGATCGCGATCGTAGCCCATGGCGATCAGCTGATCGACCGGAACGATTCTTTCGTGACCCACGATGCGTGAGTCGCGAAATGTCCGCGCATAGCGATCGAGCCGCATCTCCTCCGGCGGCACCCCGGCGACCTTGATGATCGGCTTCGAGACTTCGAACTCGATCACGCAATGGTCGAACACCGGCGGCGGCGGCATGGGCGGCGCTGGCGGCATGGGCGGGGGCGGCGCGCCGGCCATCGCGCCCGGCGGCGGACCCATAGGCGGCTGCGGACCAGAAGCGGCCCCTGCAGCCCCCGCGGGGACTGGACCCGGCGGCGGCGCGCCCGGGCGCGGGCCAGCGGGCCCCGCAGGCGCGGGAGACGGCATGCCAGGGGCAGGCGCTGGTCCCTGCGCCGGTCCCGGGGGAGGAGGCGGCGGCGCAGGGGGCGCTGCGCTGGGAGGCGGCGCAGTCGGAATTTGAGGCGGCGGCTGCTTGACCGGCTTGCCAATCGAAATCAGCTTGGCGTTCGGCTCCTCCGACAGCATCATTTGGATCTGATCGGCGGTGACGTTGAGGAAGGTCTTGCGCTTCATCTCATGGTGGTCGTCGGTCCACCATTTAACGAAGCCGGTCTTGACCGTCAGCGCGTCCTTGAACGCGCCATAGAGGATGAGAAAACCTGGGTTATCGTTCCAAAATGTGTAATTGACGTAATCAGTCGCCTGCTCGGCCTCGTCGACCTCCTCCTGGGTCCGCGGCACCAGAAAGACCGGGGCTTCCGAGGCCCCGAACAGCCGAATCAGGCTCGGGATCATCATCATCACCGCGTCGCGCACGTCGGTAGAGACGTAAGTCGAGCGGTTCGGAGAGTTGGTGTTGTCTTTGTTGAGGATCTCGCCCAAAGTGGCGTTCGGATCCTCGCCGATATACGGCTGGCCGGGATTGTAAGGCCCTATCCAAGGCTCGTAGCCGTAATAATACAGCTGGGCGTTCTGGCGATCGACGGCGAGGAACGCGTTCTCGTAATCCTTGGCGTCCGACATCATCGCGCGGACGTATTGCTTGTAGCTTTCCGGATCCTTGGGATCATAGGCGCTGGTTGAGGGCGCGCTAGAATCTTTTGAGTGATAAAATAGTCGTTCCATGGCCCACGCCCATGAGACGACCCCCGCGCGCTGTTCGTATCAGCGCGCGAGCTGCTTGTGAAGCTTATCGCTGCGGCGTCGGGCGAACTGGCGGTCGACCGCCAACCCCGCCGGCAGGCGGCTGCGCCGGCGGGCGCGGCAACGGCTGGCCGGCCTGCGGCGGACGGGGTTGGCCAGGCAAGCCTTGTCCTGGGCGCGGTGGAACGCCCGGCCGCGGCGGTTGCGGCGAGGGCTGGCCTTCCTCAACGCCATAATCTGGATCAACCGGCCGTTCCCCGATCTCGATCACCACGTAGCGATAGCCGACGCCTTCGATGGCGACGAGCGCAAGCGCCCGGCCCGGAGGAACGTCAGGCGGCAGCGGCGGCCACACCGTGCCCGGCGGCGGGTCAGGCGGCAGCGGCTCGACGCCAGGAATTTCCGGCAACGTATTGTCAGGATGCTCCGGATCGATCGGATGAATCGGCAGCCCGTGATCGGGATGCAGATGCCCGCCCTCCGGAATGCCCCAATCGGGATCGACCGGCAACCCGCCGCCAGGCGGCCGCGGCCAAGTATGGGGCGGCCGCGGCAGCCCATGGCCAGGCCGCTCGCCGCCGCCCCAGCCAAAGCCAGGGTCAATGGGCCGACCGGGCCGCGGCGGACGGCCGGGCAAGCCTTGATCGGGGTGCGCGCCCTGATCGACAGGTTGGATGTAGGCATAGAATCCTTGCGCCATTGCGTTTCCTCCAGAGTGAGTGACGACTGTCGTGGTTACGCCACAATCATGACAGGTTCAACGGCGCGGCGTCTCGTTCGCGCGCTCGAGCACCTCGACGCAGCCTTGAGCGTAATCGAACACAATCCGCCATTCCCGCCGCGCGTGGCCGTGCTCGGCCGCGATCGTGGCGAGCAGCCGCATCAGCAGCTCGGGCTCGTCGAGGCCGGCGTGCATGTCCAGGCTCTCTAGATCGCTGGCGGGGTGGGGCTGGCCTCGAAGTGCTTGCACGCCCACGCGCTGTGCGGCACCTCGGGCAGGTTGGCGCTGGTCAAGCGCAGCGCCTTCTGGCAGCGCGCTGGCTTCAGGTTGCCCAGGTGGTTCCGTTCGCCCTTCGGGTTCAGCCATGATTTGCATTCTCTGCAGGTGTTGGAAGTGTTGAGGACGGCGAAATGCGCCTGCCCCGGCTTGGTCATGATGTAGGAGACGTTCTCCTCGGTCAAATGTTCCGAGCCGACCATCACCAATACCAAAACCAAAGCGCGTAGATGCTCGGGCTCTCCATCGCTTCCGGCATGTTGCCCCAAAACAGCGCCATCACCGAACCTCGATAAGCTGAAAGCGGTCGATGCGCCGATCCTGCGCCATGCGCCGGATCTGCTCGAAGCTCGCCCAGACCACCCAGCTTCGGCCTAGCTTGAAGACCCGGAAGCGAAAAAGCATCGGCTCCTCCAGCAGGTTCACACCAGGCCTCGAATCCTGCGCCACAGCCGCGCGCCGACCATCACCGTTTCAATTCAGGACGAGGCGCTGGATAAGATCGCCGCGGAACTGTCTTGAGCCAGCGTTTTTGACCCTTGCCGACATTGATGGCGTAAACATGCTTCGCACCACGCAAGGCAATCACCCAGCCCTGCGCTTTCGCCTGGGCGAAAGTCAGCCGATGCTCACGGCGCAAGGCCCGCGTCGTCTTCCAATTCGCCGGATCATCAGGATCCAAGCCAGGAGGAAGAACAAAATAACGGTTGGCCCTCTCCTTGCCGCCGTAAAGCCCCTGACCGAGATAAATCCAATTGGCGGCTTGGTAGACCGCGCCATACTCACCCGCCATCGGATCGGCGTAAGCGAAAAACACCTCAATCCCAGTCAAGCGATGAACCATCCTGCAAGCACGCGAAATCAAAAAACTCGCCGCATTGACGGGGGCGAAATGCACACACGCGCCCCTCTCCAAACACAAGGCGTTCGCACCAATCAAATTTCTGATCTGACCCTGCGGACCATAACCGAAGCAGACCGCGCCATGAAGCTCGCGAACCGGCGACATCAAACCGACAAACAGGGATGACCGGCCAATATTGCCGAGCCATTCGTATTTGTGGATAAGCGGCTCAACATCCCGCTTGCCCACCACCTCCACCGAATAACCAGCCAGCGAGCAGACGCTCTCCCGAGGTTCAGCCGCCCGCAGCTTTTCCCGCACAATACGTTGCCATGCAACAACGTCAGTGACCTGAACCTCGCCGAAAAACATCACACCAGGCCTCGAATCCTGCGCCGCAGGCGGGCGTTGGAATGGCGCATCGAGGACACCAGTGCCAGGCCGACGCAGCCGGTGCGAAAGGCGTCGGCGGCGTCCTCGGCCTCGTCGGCAATGGCCGCCCCGGTCTTGCCGCGGCGATAGGAGCGCAGGCGGGCGAGACCGCGGCGGGTGGCTTGCTCGTCGAACCAGCTCACCCCGAGCACGCCCCGGGTCGCCGTGATCCCGTCCTCGGTGTTGTGGTTCGGGACCGTCAGGACCGGCTCGGCGAGCAGGCCGAACAGCTCGTGCTTGCGGCTATGCCCGGTGGTGAGCTCGCGCACCTCTACGTCATGGGGCAGGAGATGCGCGCGATACTTAAACCCGCCGACCCTTGCTTTGAGGTGAAGAAGGTCGGTGTAGTGGGAAAGCTTCTTACCGGTCCCTTCGATGTAATCAATCCAATGCACCTCTCGCCCAGCGAGTTGGAACAGCCACACGCATTGAAGATGGCGAATACCCAGATCCCATGCAGTGATGACATCGGTGTTGAGGTCAGGAGGCACTCGGCACACTCGGTTTTGCAGCTGCAAATCATTGAGCGCCTCGGCGTAGAACGCGCCCTCGACCGGGGCGTCGAACGAGTTCAGCATCTCACGCGCAAACTCGTCAACCGACATGTCCTTGCGCATCGCCTCGACCTCCTCGGCCGAGAGCGCCTCGGTCCCGGTGTCGGTGATCTTGATGTCGAAGATCGCCCAGTCGGGGTCGTCCTCGGCCCTGAGCTTCAGCTTGTGAAAATGATCGTCGCCAGCGGAGGTGCCGGAGACGATGGCGAAGCCGCGGTAATCGGCCAGGGCGGGCCGAACGACCGAGGTGAAGGCGGCTGGGGCCAAGAGCGGGTATTCGTCCAAGACCGCGCCATCGAGGTAGATGCCGCGCATGCGCTCATAGGCGAGCGCGCCGCCATAGAGCCGGATGGTCGCGCCGCCGGGGAAGACCAGGGTCAATTCGCCCTCAAGCGGACGAACGCCGGGAATGTTGGCGGTGTATTGCTTGAGGTAGGACCACACCAGATCCTTGGTCTGATCGAACGAGGGGCCGATGTAGGCGTAGCGCGGCGGCGGGGTGGCGCGCGGGTTGTTGAGCGCGGCGGTGATCAATTCATTGGCCAAGGCCACCGTCTTGCCGGCCCTTCGATGGCAAACGGCGAACTTCCAGCGTTTCTTGCTCTGGTGCAGGGCGATGAAATGGCGGCGCGGCTTGTAGGGGAGGACGATCTCGCGCTCTAATTCCTGGGCGGCGCTTTCTGCAGTAATGTCTTCCTCCCATCCGCCGAGCGGCCAATCCGCCGCCAACCCGCGGCCTTGAAGCAAGCGCCGGGATTTGAGGAGCGGACCTTAGCATCGAACACGTAAGTGAGCAGGCCGTCAGGCCCGACATCGTGGAGAGCGAGCAGCTCGCGCTCGGCGGCGAGGATGAGCCGGAACGAGAGGATTGGGCCCTCGTTGCGAAAAATCGTGCAGGTCCAGCCGTCGAGGCGGTTCATGGCCTTGAGACCGGAGCGGGGATGGGGCCGCCACCAGCCGAACACGGCGTCAGCCGCGGGCGTGATCAGGATCAGGGTCTGCCCAGGCGGCATGAACTGCGGGCTTCCAACCTTGCGGCGGGAATAATGCCGATCCGCCAGACGGGCGGCGGCGGGGTCGAACTTGGCGCTAACCCGCCAATACGCCTCGCTCACGCCGCCTGGCCATGAATGATCGCTGGCCGCGCCCATAGCCGCTGAAAGCCGCGCCAGCGCGCGTCGGGGGCGTATTTCTCCTGGCTTGGCGTCTCCGGCCGCCACAGCATCGCCATCGGGGTGAAGCCGATCGCCTGCATGTCGACCAGCCGCGCCTCGGCCTTGTCGAACGTGTCCTTGGGGAAGCCGATCAGCACATAAACCCGCATCCGGTGCGATTGGGCAGTGAAGCCGGCGGCCAGGAGACGGCGCGCAGCCGAGCGCAAGGTCTCAAATTCATCGCCAGGGTCATAGGCGAAAAACATGTTGGGCCGAGGGCGCAAGGAAGCCAGCAGGTCGACCTGATAATCCTGCAAGGCGAGCGCCTCCAGGCCGCCGGTGAACTCGACCCGGCCTTTTTGCTTGGAAAGCATGCGGAAGACCGCTTCGACATGCGGCCGCGGGCAGGCGAGCAAATTGTCGTCGAGGATGTTCCAGCCGTCGATGACCGGCAGCAGGCGCGGGACCGGGTCGCGCTTCCAAACGCTGCAAAACCAGCATTTGCGCGGACAGCCCCGCGAGGTGAAGACATAGCCGGGCTTGATGTAGCGGCCAGGCGTGAAGCCCTGGCCGGGATCGCCATAAGCGACGCCGCCGACCTGGGTCGGAGCGACAAAGCGCCAAGCTTCCGCGAGGGCTTCGGCTTCGGCCTTGTCATAGGTGAAGGCGACCGAGACATGCACTTGGTCAGCCTCGGCGAACAAGTCAGGCGGGCCAAAATAGGCCAGCGCGTCGTCAGGGGTCGCCTTGGTCCGACGCGGAAAAACCCTGATCAGCCTGGTCATCGGCGTCGGTCCTCCAACGGAAGGTTATCTTGGTCGGGGTGACTTGGATTTGGGCGTTGGACTGGACGCTGGAGGGCGGGGCCGGGCTGAGCGGGTGGCCGATGGCCAGACGGCTCTGCAGCAGCTTGGTCGACGCCCATTCCTTGGCCCGCTGGTCGGCGGTCGGGTCAAAAAGGGTGTCAATCGGAACGGCGACGGCGCGGTCGAGGGCGAGGCCGAAGGATTCTTCGAGGATCCGGGCAAGGCGAGGGGATTGGTTGACCAGCCGCCGGAGGCGGAACTCCGGCACCTTGAGCAGCTTGGCGGCGGCCGGGAGGTTATGGCCGAGATGAATGGCGGCGGCGGCCTCGTCGGCGTCGATCGGCAGCGTGGCGGGGCGCTCGTCCCAGGGATAGAATGGAAGCGGAACAAATTCAGCTTCAAGCTCAGGATGAGAGCTCGGGTCAACCAAGGTCAAATAGGGTTTATCGGTCATTTTGTGTATATTATCGCGGGGCGGGAAACGATTGGTACCACCACCGGCTCCAGCTCCACAAGAAGGCCCAGGTATGGGGGGGGGCTCGAGCGATCGGCCAATAGGGCCTGGAGCGCCTTGCAACCGTGGTCCACGGTTGCGCTCGCGCCGCGCGCGCTCTGCCCTCTGCAATCCTCTCACGTCCTCGTGAGGGACTTGAGGATAGAGCTGAATCGCTAGAGAAACCTAGGCCTGGCGCGAACAAAGCGCGCCTGTCGCAACAGCCTCGCAACAACCGCGCTTTTTCTGCCCTCCCCTGAAATCAACACTTGACAGTTAACACATTAACACCTATGTCTAGGTCTGCGCGCATGTCGCGCGCGGAGAAACGCCAGATGTCCCCTGCTGAACAAGCCTTGAGCTACGAAACCGTCAAATTTGTCGATCGATGGTTGATGCGCGAATTCCCACACGGATGGGACGCCTTGCGTGAAGCTATGTTGCGCCTCATCGCGACTGATGAACCCTACTGGATCACACGCAATTTGTGGCATGCCTACGATGAGGCGCTCAAAACCACACACTAGGACGAAACGCGCGCTTAGGCGCGCGTCCTGGCGTGATGCGCCAGCTGAAGAGTCCACGAAATGCCAGACACCTACACCACAATGGCTGCGGCGCAGCGCGACGCTGGCCAGGTCTCAATCCGCAACTCGCCAGCGCGCTTCTTTAGTGCTAAGGTCACCTTAGCACTAAGGATAAGGACATGCCTGGACCCAAACAAACCCCAATAGCGATCCGCCTCGAGCGACTCAGCAAAGCAACGCCAGATGGATGCCGCATCTGGCAAGGCAACTGCGTTCCCAAGGGCTATCCACTCGTAGGCAAGGGCGGACACGGCAAAGGCAGCATATACGCGCACAGAGCTGCGTACGAGCTTGCCAAAGGGCCAATCCCAGATGGCTGCGAAATGCACCACACTTGTGGAAACGTGAAGTGCATCAATCCAAACCATCTGATCGCCATCACGAAGGCTGAGCACCATGCAGCCCATCGCAAGCCAACGTGCCCCAAAGGCCACGAATACACGCCGGAGAACACCTACATTCGAGCTCGCGACAAAGCGCGAATGTGCAGAAAATGCCGCGCCGCCTATATGTATACCTATTATGAAAAACACAAAGAAAGATAACACTCCACTAATGGGCATTCGAGGGTTGGGAGGGCCGCTTGAGGGCGGCCTTCCCCCATTAAGGATGGCCTCCGGGCCCAGGTTTGGGCTTGGTGTAGATATGTTTTTTTGTGTCCTCGAAGAAAGTTACGTTCCGTCAACCCTATACACATATTTTACCCCTCAAAAAGTATATACTTAACACTGTAAAGTATATCATTTTTACTCACTTTTTCACACGCATTGAGGATACCATACAGAATTACTTGACAACACAAAGAACCACACTTACTAAGAACAGGTAGTTAATAGAAGATAAAGTAAAGGAACTAAAGGAGTTAATAGACCACATGACCAGTCCGTTAGATAACCTCAACCGCATGCTGGCGGAACTTTCTCCGGCGCGCGGGCCGCGCATCCCTTTCGCCACCCTCTGCGGCGCTTTCTACGCCCTGCAGCGGGGCTTCCCGCACGTCCTCATCGCCCAAGCCATCGGCCTGACCCCCGCTTCAATTTCGAAATTAGCCAATTGCCTGCGGCCGCCCGGCGATGGCGCGACCTGGCGCTACCGCCGCATCGCCGAGGAATGGGCCCGCCTCGGCGAGCAGGACTTCGCCGATCGCTACTACGACGCCAAGCTCGACGAGCGCATCGCCCGCATCCGCATGGGCGTCGCCCTGCCCGCCGATAATCGCACCAGCTTCGGACCCAACCCGCAGGCCGACAAATACGCCGCTTATCGCCATGGCCCGGTCGCCATCGAGCGGATCGACGGGATCGTCGTCCCCATCCAAATCGTCTGGCGCGAGCCGACCCTCGCCCCCGGCGGCCCGCCCCCCGGCTGGGCCTTCCAAGAACCCGACAGCGGCCGTTGGTCGGCCAGCCATCGCACCTCGGCCCTGGCCTACGACGCCGCCTTCGAGAACTACGGCCACGACAGCCCGCGCCCCAAGCCGGGCCGCCCGCGCCACCGTCAATAATCCCAAATTCTGTCCTTGACAAACCCCTTGCGCGGGCCTAGGTCAGGCTCTCGACGAAACGCCAGGAAGCTCAAATGGAAATGATCGCTTTTCTTCTGTTCGTCACCCTCTGCGTGACGATATCCGACAAAATTTGCGGAGATGAATAATGAAGGACCACCGCGCCAAGGGCGTCGAGGCCGCCTCCCTGCGCGCCTCCTATGAGTTTTACTTCGGCCAGCGACTCGCCAAGGATGTTTTGGCGCAGCTTGAGCGCAAGCCGCTCTGCCCGCGTTGCGGCGAGCCGTTTAAGCAATGGCGTCATAGCCTCACCGATGGCGAACCTATCTGCGAACCTTGCTTCGTCATCGAAGGCAATCGCCAATCGGCGCAGGAGGAGCGCAGTTATTACGACGTCTGAAGGGAGGTGATGCAGCCTAGACCGGCGGACCCACATTCGCCGGTCTATGCGACATCGCATCAAAAAGGAAACGCCAGTGTCTGAATTCCAGTTTGGCCTGCACGACGGGCATCTGACCGCAAAAGCGCAAGCCATCGCCGAGCGCCACGGCGCTGATCATATCAACTACACCGAACCACGCGGGCGTAAGCGCGGCTGGTTCGCTTGCCGCAACTCCGGTTCGCCCTTCGATCAGGCGACCGCCCGCGCTGTCTTGGACGACCTCGAAGCCGCAGGCGGTTTTGACACCTTGCGGAAACGGCGATGAAAGTCACCAGCCGCGACATTGCGCTCAGCGTCGAATCGACCTGCAACCAGATCATCTACGCCATGGCCACCTACCAGAAATGCCCGCTCGGCGGGCGCGTCCGC